TTTAGATCTGCCTGTTGTTCTAGTCTTGCTAAAAATTTCTGTCGAGGACCGTATGCCAAGGGCACTTTCATCCTACTGTATATTGATCCGTCTTTGTTTTCTTTTCTACATTCTATATTATTAAACAGTGTTCCAAATCCAATAACACACTTTCTAATAATTTTATTGTACGTGTATGCACCTAACATTATACTAATCCAAATGGGTTGCCTTCACTAAAGTCAATGATATCGTCACCTAGTGATTCAAAGGTTACGCTTTCTGAATATTTAGGATCAGCAGTTGCTTGCTCATCTCTATTATCCAGAACTATCTGTGCTCCAGACTCTGACCCTACAATTAATTCACCTATCAAGAATGATCCAGTTGGCGTCTTAAGTTTTACAAATCCCTCGTCAGCATTCCATTCTACTAGGTTAGCAGTAGCACCAGTTGATGCACCTGTAACTAATTCTGGAACTGTAAAGGCACCTGTAATTCCTGCAGGAGCAGCAGTAAACGATGCACTTGCGGTTGTGTATCCACTGCCACCGTTAGTAATATCTATAAGTCTTACACTCTTGTAACCAGAACCACCACTCAAAATATTGATTGCAGTCAATGTTCCATTAGTAAAAGTAGGAACTAATGTTGCTGCTATACCACCCGCATCAGGTGCTGATACATTTAATGTTGCTCTATCTTCATCATATCCTGCACCACCATCTCGTATGTCTACAGATCTTATTTGTCCTTCTTTTACAACTGATCTAATCACTGCAGATTTAGTTGGTGATCCACCACTTACAGTTATGTTTACCATGAATGCTTCAGCAGTTGCACCCGTGCCATCTCCCGTGATAGTGACAGCAGGAGTTTCATTATATTTACTACCATTGTCACTGATGAATATGTTAGTAACTGCACCACCATCTACTACAGGAGTTCCAGATGCGTTGGTTCCTGCAGTAGTAAGATAGTAATGTTTTACAGTATAACCGTAATCCACGAGATCCTCATCACTATCAAATAGATCTCCTTTCTCATCACTGTATTCAAATAGTTCTGCTTTCAGTTTGTACACATAACCTTTACCTAACTGGTAGAATGGTTCTTCATGCTCTACAAATTTTATCTCAAAATAATTACTTGTTAATGGAAGGTATATCAGATCTCCTTCTTGTGGTCTCTCTGGTGCTTGATAATCTTTATCAAGTAGAAGGAATTGTGATATAAGATCCGAGAATCTTTGCTGAGATATAACCATAGTTATCTCATCAGTCTGTGCTACACCAAACTTTGTAAGTATATCTCCACCACCTTGGAAACCATCAAAGTTTTCCATGTATGCTTCTATTAAATATGCATCATTAAACTCACCAATTACTTCCTCATTGAACACACCATCCTTTTGCATGATCTCTCTAGGGCAATAGAGAACATCCATCCCAAACATTTTGAGATGTTCTTCTACTAAATTCTGCAATAGAAACTGTTCGTTCCTAGTGCCATGTGTAAAGAAGGTGGTTCTTGCCATTATCCGATCATGTCTAGTGGTGGTGTTTCATAACGAGATATCATATCTTCTTCTAGTTTTTCTACCTTTGCTTTACCCTCGTTGTATATAAACTCACCGTTCATTGTAATTCCACCTGGCAACTGTGCTCCTTGGAACTTAATTAAGTTAGCACCCCACTGTCTTTGTATAAGTGCAGAAACATATCTCTTTAACCAAACATCATTGTACACATCTGTAAATTGTGTAGGATCAATTGCTCTATAACATTCTAGAACTAAGAACTGATCTGCGGGAACGTCAGTCTTAAAATCTAGATCAAGATATAATCTATCACCACGCATTTGATATCTAATCTGTTTCTGTCCCTCTAACAGATAGTAGATATCTTCCAATCTTCTATTGACCATTTCATAAGTAAGGATCTCTGTTTGTGTAAGATCCCAAAGGTCATTCAATCTCCACTGATACCTAACATCAAATAAGTTTGTGACATTCTTAGATGTAAAATCAAATACCTTGACAACAGATGTCACGTATGGTGGCATCTTAAGATAGTTGTTTTGTTCTTTAAATGTGACAGTCTGATTATTAGATGTGCCATTAGTTACAGTAGTATCAGTATCAGTAACCATAGCTTCTCTCATCAACTCACTATATTGAACTTTTAGATGAGTTCTAATATAACCATCCATGTGTCTTTCATTGTAAAACTGGATAGCATCATCCACTAGATCACTGATCTGATCATCGTCTATGTTTATTTCGAGGACTGGTGCACCATTTTGACGTAGTGCATAATCTATGAGTCCTTGTCTACTTGAAGCAATTGCCATGTTAGGTAGGATTGATGTTGAATCTAATTCTTACATAATATGTAGTATTAGCAGTCAGGTTAACAGCACCTGGCAATGTGTAAGAATTTAAGTTTGATGAGTTACCGAGAGATTGGTGTACTATAGTTCCAAATGTATTTGCAGGAGAGAACTGCCAATCACTAGACGTATGTTGATATCCTGCTTTCATTGCAATAGCATCAACATTAATTGTTGGGTTAAATGCAGGAGTTATAGTCTGTATCTCTGGTTGATCAACTAAAGGTGTTACGAAATTTACTGCAGCAGAGTATGCACTTTCCAATCCATTGTTATCTCTAAACTTAACTTGAATTGCATATGCAGTATCAAAGTCTAATGTTGCAGAAGGAACAGTGAATGACGTTAAATTACCAGTGTCACCATTGACAAAGGTTGCACTTGTATCATAGACAGTCACGTTGTCTACCACTCTTCGTATTCTCCAGAAACTAGAGAAGTGAGTAGACCCTGCATACTCAACAATAAATGGTGTGGTGTTAATGATAGGTTGTCTAGAGAATGTTCTATTTGTATCTGCATCAATTACTGGTGTTACAGTTGCAGGTCCTGATACAAACTCCGACTCATTTACAGTCAGTGTTGCTGCACTAGATGTTATTGTAGTTGCATTAGTATTTGTTAAAACACAACGGAATTGTTCCGATGGTGTGGTTGGGAAAACTGTAGCAGGAGTTGTATATGATGCTGAGTTTGCACCATTTATATTTGACCAGTTAGCACCAGAGTTAGTTGATTTCTGCCACTGGTAAGATATACTGTCACTTGTTATAGAAGCAACAACAGTGAAGGTTGCGGTTCCTCCTTCAATAACTGCAGTGGAATTTGGTTGTGTTGATATTGATATAACACGTAAGACGGTTAGTTCTCCATGTGTTGATGTAATAGATGCTGCAGAACCAAATAAAGAAACAACAGATCTATAACGGTCTGCATTGTCGTTAGCAAATACTAAAGTCGGTGTTGTGTATGTTGCACTAGTTGCTCCTGCTATTGCTGAATAGTTAGCACCACCATCATCAGATCTTTCCCACTGATATGTTGGAGTTCCGCTACTTGCATCAGTTGCAGCTACTGTAAATGATGCAGTCGCACCTTCGTTCGCAGTTGCGTTTGATGGTTGTGCAGTAATAGAGAATGTTCTTAAGACTGTAAGATTAACATCGTTAGTATATGCCGAAGATGCTGCTCCAACAGCATCTATCTTACAACGATATGAGTCTTGATGATCATCTGCATATGTTGTAAGTCCTGTTGTATATGAAGCAGAGGTTGCTCCTGCAACTGTATTCCAAGTTGAATCAGCTGTTTGTAATTCCCCACCTTGACCTGTATGGAAATGACACCAGTAATAAAGAGAACCCGTTGCATTGCTAGGTATATCCCATATTACTTGACGAGTAGTGGCAGATGTAAATCCACTAACATATCCTGCCATAGTAACAGCAACGCCATCCAACTTGTAGGTAACACCTGTGCTGTAATGTCCGTGACCATTATGATCTCCATCTGAACCTGTACTAAGCATCAATGGGTGATGTTGATTATTATAATTTGCATTAGATGAATGTGACTGATCAAAAGTATATGTGTGTCCTCTATATGCAGCAAGGGTAACTTGTTCTAAACCAAATAAGTAGAATACACCAGTTGCTTGTCCTCCATCAGTGTCTACTCCAACTGTAACGGTAATAAACTTATCACCATTATTAGTTTGCTCCCACTGATATGTTACGCCAGGTGTGTGAGATGACATACCTTCTGCACCACCACCTCCTCCAGCTGGTGTATCAAACTGATCTACCTCGAATGAAGATGATGCAGCGTTACCACCTACAGGTGACATTGTTACTCCACCAAGTGTGGTGAATGTTGCAGTCTGCCCCTCATTAACTGTTGCATCGGATGGTTGAGATGATACAACAACTGTTACAGTTTCTATCTGTAATGTAGCAGCATTAGATGGTGTAGTTGTTGCTCCTGCACATGAAAGTAAACAACGATACTGGTATTCATCATATGCTGTAGTTAATGTAGGAGTAGTATATGTTGTAGTTGTTCCACCAGTTCCCTCAGATACATCAGACCATGTTGATCCGTTTGTAATAGATACTTGCCACTGGTATGTAATATCTCCTGCATCGTTATCAGATGTAGTAGCAGCAACACCAAAGGATGATGTGCCTCCAACTGCACCTGTTGTGTTTACTGGTTGTGATGTAATATTGATTGTTCTTTGTACAAATAATCTTGCAGCATTACTGAATACATCACTTGCTCCCGCTGCAGTCATTTTACATCGGTAGTAATCACCGTAACTGTCATCGTAAGTTGTAGAACCAGTTGTATAAGTTGTAGTGTTAGCACTACTTATATCAGAGTAATTTGCTCCATCACCGTTCTCAGATTTCTGCCATTGATATGCAACAGTAGCACTATCTAAAGTTGAACCAACAGCAGTAAATGATCCTGCTGCAGGAGCAATAGGTTGAGAGTTTGTTG